TCTTAGCGAAAACGGAACCCCGATCTCTGGGAACAACTTCGTAACTGAAGCAACCATTGAGGTGGATAACGGGCTCCGAGAGCGTAATGCTGTCGGCAGTCTTGGTGCGGTGAGCATCGGCGCCGGGGAGTTTATGGTTACTGGCACTTTGAACACCTACTTCGACAACAAGACACTGGCCGATAAAGTGGTCAACAACACTTTGACTTCTATTAGCCTTTCGTTTACGGACACCGCGGGTAACTGGTTGGTATTCGACATGCCCAAGGTCAAGTTCGCTGAAGGTAGCCCCGAAGTCGGGAATAAGAACGACGATGTTTATCTGAACCTTTCGTATCAGGCAATCCTTGATGCTACGGCTGGTCACACGCTCAGGATCACTCGGTTCTCTGCGTAAAGTATGACATACTCTAAATAAGACAGGAGACAACCCCCGTGTCAATTTACAACCTTTTCGATACGAACGAAGAACTTGAGAAAGATGGGTTCACGCTTGAGTTGGTCGAAGGAGATACGAAGATCTCTTTTACGATTGCCCGGGCTGGCGGCGCAAATAAGAAATTCACCAAGCGTATCCAGAAACTTCTAAAGCCGCATCAACTTGCTTTTGACCGTGGGCAGTTGGACGAAAAGATTCAAGATAAAATCTTCGTCCGCGCCATCTCCGAACACATTGTTCTAGACTGGGATGGAATCGAAGACAGAGACGGCAACCCGCTTGAATTCAATGTGGAGAACTGCATTTGGCTTCTGACTGAAATTCCTGAACTCAGGAAGCAAATTTACAAAGAGTCTGAAGACATTTCCAACTTCATCTACATGGAAAGGGTTGAATCGTCAAAAAACTCACAGACCTCTACGAGTGGCAACTCAGTAGAGGTGCCCAAGCCTACCAAGTCCAAGAAGCAGCAATCGAAAGAGGAATAGAGCCCCCTGAGTCCGCCTACCCACCCCATTGCCCCGGTAATTTGTTGGGGTATTTACAAATTTTCAAGCAACTAAGCTCCTGTAGGAGTATAGGGTGGGGGGTGTCGGGGCCGATACCTTGGACAGCGATTGACAGATATGCAGAGAGGACTGGACTAGACCCAGACAACGACGAAGTTTTGTACGACGATCTTATATTCTTCATAGAAAGTCTAGATGAAGTTTATAGAAAGTGGGAGCAGGCGAAAGTAGAGTCGGCTAACAAAAGCAAAAAGCCCAGCACAGATTGGTGATGAGATATGTTGAAACACAATATCCCACAAGTTCAAAAAGAGATCAAGAGGCACATGGCGGTAGCGTCCCGTAACGCACAAGAAGCTGTGCCTGCGGTAGCTGCTTTTATCACTGAAGAACTCGTGAAGCCCGGGGCCAACCCGGTTCTTACCGGCAAGTCCCGCTCAGGATGGAACGCAGGTACCGGCGGCAGCCCTGTCTACGTCGAAGACCCGCCGATTGTCTCTGCCGCAGAGGTAGTTAACAGGGCAGAGAGCAACCTGGGCGACAGAGCAGACAGCGCTTGGGTGGCGAACGGAGTCTCGTACATCACAGACTTGGAAGCGGGGTCTAGTTCTAAAGCCCCGCAAGGGTTTGTTAGGCAGGCGTTCGTTCGTGCAGTATTAAAGGCTGAAGAGATTGATCTCTTTGAGCCGGGGTCCGCGAAGAGAGTATACAAGTCCCTATTCAAAGGTTAGGACACTTTGGCAACTTCTGTACTAACACTATTAATTAACCAAAAAGGCGCTGCGCGAACTACGCGAAGCGTTGTAGGTCTTGGTGCGGCCTTGGCTATTGCTGGGCTCGCTGCTAAGCGTATGGGCGGCTTCCTGCTAGAAGCCTCAGACTCCCTCACTCAGCTAAAGAACCGAACAAAAGTGTTCGCGAGCAGCCAGAAAGATGCGAATGTCCGCATGGCTGGGGCGATTGGCATTGCCCGTAAGATGAACTCCACGATTGAAGAGTCTGCCGGTATCATGCAGCGTGTGTCTATCGCCCAAAAGTCAGCGGGCTTTAGCACGAAAGAGCTTATCAAGATAACAGAGAACCTCACGATGGCTTCTCTTTTGTCTGGCGCCACAACTCAGGAGTCTGAGGGTGCCCTCCGTCAGTTCGCGCAGGGCATGGCTGCTAACCGACTGGCAGGGCAGGAACTAAACTCTGTCTTGGAGCAGACCCCGCTGGTCGCCGTTGCTTTGGCTGATGGCCTTACCAAGATGGGTAAGTTTGGTAAAGTGGCCGCTGGTGACTTGAGGAGGCTTGGTGAGGCTGGTGAACTGACCACAGAGGTTCTGGTGAAGATCTTCGGGCAAGACATACCAGAACTAATGAAGATGTTTGAGAAGTTCGTCATGCCACTAGAGAGACTGGTAACTTCTTTGAAGCGAGAAGCTACGCTCTTCATTGGCCAATGGCTAGACCTGTCGGGGGCCAACGACATTGTGCGGGATACCTTGATAAAGGTCAAGGACAAGCTCGTTGAACTGAACACAGTGATGGAGGAGGGCGGTCCCGCTCGGACAGAACTTATTAATAAGATAAAGACTGCCGCTTATGTGATAGGCACCACTCTGGCGGCTATGGCTCTCCCGTTCGCCCTAGCCGGGCTTGTCGCGTTAACTGCCTTTATCTTCTCCGGTGGGGGTATATTGGTTGCTGTGGGTGCGCTAACGGGTTTGATGATAGCAAACCGAGAAACCGCATTTGAATTGGGAGGGCAGACCATAACTCTAACGTCTCTTTGGGCGGCTATGACCAAAGAAGTCCACAAGCCTGAGACAGAGGAAACTTGGCTTGAAAGCCTAGTATCGGACGGTATTATGAACCAGTTCGTAGCTGGCCTTACCGTAGCCTTTGCAAAAGCAAAACAGCTTTACCACGGTATGATGGCACTGCTGAGCGCACAATCTGTTTGGAGTATTAAAAAGGACCTAGCGTCAGGTAACCTACCGTGGGGGTACACCAGAGAAGATGTGGAAGCAGAGCTAGCTCACCAGGAGGCAGACTGGAAACACCATGTTGATGAAATGCAAGACATAGGGAGCGCTGGCGAGATCTACACGGGTGTTATAAATCAACTCAAAGAAGATGGTGGGGTAGTCGCAAACGTAAAGAATTCTCTGATAGCTGTAGCGGGCACCGCGAAAGCCGCCGCCGCTGATGTTGTTGGCGAGGCTATAATCGACGCAGCGGCAGAAGCCCACCGTATAACAGCGGAGGCGGCAGGGAAAGCGAGGCAGGAACGCGAAGCGTTCTTGAAGAAGCAGGCCGCCGCAGATGACCTTAAAGACAAGATAGCGAAGGAGCGCGAGGCCGAAGCCGAACTGGATAGAATCGAGAAGGCTGCGACGTTAAGGAGAGAGGCAGCGGCGGAAGACTATGAAAAGCTCAGAAGCTCATACGATGCCTCATACGCTGCTCAGCTTAAATTCAGGGATGCAATGGTTATAGTTAATGAGGCTCGTGAGTCAGAACACATAACTATGCAGCAAGCCATACTTGACCAACAGGCTCTAAAGGCAGCGATGGATGAGGTTCTGTCCGAGGAAATGTTTGAAAAGCTGGAGGGTATGGCAGCGATAACCGCAGGCGCTCAGAAGGGCATTTCGGACATGGTAGAAAGTCTCGGGTCCCCGGCGGAACTAATGGCAGGTGGTTTCCAAGACGTATTGAGCGAAACCACAAACGCTATTGCAAATTTTGTGGCTACTGGAGAAATGGACTTCAAGGCGTTCGGTCGAAGTATTGTAAAGATCATATCAAAAATGATTATAGAAATGCTGGTCCTGAAAGCACTACAAGCCGCTCTTGGTGTAATTAGCCCAGGCGTCGGCGGGGGCTCCTCGGGTGTGGGGACTGGGATGTCACTTAATTCGGGCTCTTCTACTGGCTTATCTACCTCTAATTTTCGTATGATGGGTGTGGGCGGTAATGCGATGGGCGGACCAGTCACTACGGGCCAACCAGTAATGGTGGGCGAAAAGGGCCCAGAGCTATTCGTTCCGCCCAGCGGTGGGAGCATCGTGAACAACCGCGAGCTTGGAATGGCTAGGCCGCAAGTTAATGTAAGTGTTATCAACGTGGATGACCCCAGTTCTGTGCCCAGGGCCATGTCGAGCGACGAAGGTGAAGAGGTAGTTATGAACATCATCTCTAGGAACTCCGACGCACTAAGGGAGATCGCGTAGTGGCATACTTTGGAAGCTCATCTTTCCCCGCTAACTCCGCAGGTACCCCCGTGGCTTCAAACTATTCTGGGGGCGGTACTGTTAAAGGGACACCCACACCTACAGTCAACCACGGTGTCCTAACAACAGGTACACCCTCTCTCCAGAGGAATATCATTCAGTTTATGAACGGGGCGGGAATTGTTGACTATGGCTCTCTCACGATGGACACAAACTCTGTAGTTTCCCACAGCCCTGGCGGGCAAATCCACATGATAGATACCCGCGCTGGTACCAATGCAGGTACTTCGGGGTTCACGCCCCCTGTTTCGGGTACGGAAACTTGGACTGCTACCTTCAGGTCCGACGCAGGAGTCAACGGGTTTGCTATTACTTCAACCGCAGGTGTCTCTACTACCTGCACCGTTACGACCACTCTGGCTCATGGGTACACTAACGGAGATACTGTCCGTATAACTAATACAGGTGACCCTCTTCTAGATGACCTTGAGTTTGTAATAGCAAACGTAGCCGCTAGCACTTTCGAGGTTACAACCGCGGGTACCGCTCCGGGTACCGGCGTTGCCGGTGAAGTTGGTAAGGTAGGCGTAATCGCGGAAGTGTTCGACCTAAAAAACAGCGTCACGTACGCCGCTAGCGGTAATGAGGGGTCTTTTTCTCTCGACACTAACTCCAAGATCCAAGACAGAATCGGTATGTATGTCTCTCAAGGAGGAGCGGGCTTTGAGTGGTTCATTGGGGACCGATTCTCTTTTAATGTTCTCGTAAACCCCAACACTACGGACCTGTGGGAAGACCCGGACCCAGAGTGGGGGGATTTTCAAGCTGCTGGTTTGGTAGACCGAGAAAACGCTTCCTTAAAAAATGCAACTAGCCCTAACTTAAACGATACCTCATCGCTAAATGGCAACACCCGGGTTCTGATAAGCGACCCCGTTGGTTCTGGGAACGCGGGCGACAAGATATACCTAGAGATAGGATATTTTGAAGATCACTCTGCTGTTGAGTATGGCTTGTCGTTTAGAGGGCTCACTGGCTATTCCCCTCCTGTCACTGGACCATTGCCCGGAAACCACCCAGGAGCAACAGACTTCGTATTTGTAAACTTAGATCTAGACAGGATGGTCTACCACCTTGTTTGTGACAAGTACGCATTTAGGGGCGTTTTCCAAACAGCTACGAATAGGTTCCACGGCTGTTATGCGGGGTTCTTTGATACCTACGCGACTAGGCAAGAACATGCGTACCCAATGCTGATTATAGGAGAAGGGAATAGATGTTGGCCTGAGACTACAATTGTAGCTTCAAGTTTGTCCGGGGGTATGCTCGCTGGGAATTATGCTGACTCCTCGGGGACAGCGTGGACATATAACCTATCAAAGATCCCAAGCAAGATGCGGATATTGTCTCCTAGCTCTACCGACATATCATACCTTGGGATACCGTGCTGTCTTTTCCCGCTTTGGAATCGGAACGCTTATGCTGGGGTTGCCGGGGATGAGCGCTTTGCTAGTATAGCAGTAAGCCCTAGCTTAGTTATTTCAGAAATACCCGTTCTTCCTGTACTTGTATGCGATCAACTTGGTCCATCGGGCACAACAGTTACTATACAGGATAACAGGTGGAGTACGACTTCGACTTTTGGAGAACTCAGGGGGGTATTTGCTTGTACAGCCAATGAGCCAAACGAGGGGGATTTCATCACTGTTGGCGGGGTTGACTATATTTTAATTGGGCCGATAAACACGCTCCCTTCCAGTATGGGGTCGGTTTTATGCGCCATAAAGTTAGCTTAAAGGTGTATAGTGGGTAGATACTACGACGAAAATACGGCAGCCAGTTGGACCGCGCTAAGCACCGCTATGAGTGCATTCGCAACGGGCATGGGGACATACACAGAACAGTTCGGCCCTGTAGGCGCAAACCCAGGTCTTACTGGTATGACCACTACGTACCCTGGAGTTAATACGGTGCTATGCCTGAAGCACGCAGCTTCGGAAATGTTCTATATGTGGGACTCTGGCCCATCCGATTCTCTTACTTCATTTGGCCTGTACGGTAACGCTGGCGAAAGTTTCATATACGGCATTATGTGTGAATATGACTCCTCGGATGGTGTTACCCCACCGGCCCCAACTACTCCTTTCGGCCAGCACTCGGGCATACCCTATGTCTCCCCTCTCTCAGAAGCCATCCTGTGCCCCGGGTGGCAGACAAAGCTACCGATGTGTACCCGTGTAGTTTTTTCAGAAAACATCCCTTACAAGTTCTTCGGGGGGGATGGACTGGGCGGCGACGATGACTATTTCCACATGGTTCTGGAGATACAGACAGGTGTTTTCTCCCATTGGTGGTCTGGGCAAATCGCCCCAACTACGTCATTATTGCCAGGGGCCGGAAACCGATTCGGTGGGTTCATGGGCTGTGGGGGCCCGTGGGGCTATTCTCTTACTGATGACAGGGTTGTGCCTCCATTTTTGCCTCGTATGCTAGATAAGTATCCTAGTGGGCTTATATTTTTCCCAGAGAAGAACGGCCCTGACCCCAGCAACCCTGGGTCTATTCTGTCGGTTGCCGGTGCATTCGATATAGGTGCTGGTGTCAGCGGAGGGTTTTCTGTGCGGAAGTCAGCCCATACTATCGGATACCTACCAGACCTAGACTACAACTGGACGCAGCATGGGAACGGGGTATCTTGGAAAAGAATGTGGGACCCCGGCTATGGGGGTCAAGGGCTCTATGCGGGGCACCACACTGTAACAGGTAGAACTTTAATGGGGCCGAATATCGCCATTCTCGGAAACGCTAAGGTGGCTGACGCTGGCGCATGGTCATCCTACGCTGACTACGCGCTCGGCGCTAGGTTAAGTATTCTTGGGTCAATCCCTGGGGTCAACCCAATTTCTTTGGAGGCTCTGGAAGCAGGTGACACGATAACAGTAAGCACTGATACATATGACGTTTACCCTTTAGTTAGGAAATCAGGTGCGGGCCCGGATGGTGTCTTCCCAACCGTATATGCTAGCTCCGGCCACACCGGCCGTTCGACCTCCGCGACATCTGTAGCTACGGGCATGGCCACCGGATACGAGGGCTATGCTTACCTGAAGCCTACGGCCTAGTTTACTAAGTCAGGAATCTTTAATGGCCTCATTCAACGGATACCTCCCAAACGTAATCCCGATAGACGCAACTGGAACTTCACCCGGTATGCTGCTGTCCCGCCCGGGGAATGTACCTACTGGTCTATATTGGTCCCTCGTCGGGGAGCTTATGTCCCCGCTTCCAGTTACTCTATCGGCTGCTTGGACCAGACCATCCCCGAGATATTGGCCCTATAGCTATGGCGGCGCGGCTCCTCCCACAACGTATGGTGATCTCTTTTTCGAGAGGATGCACGTATTCCCCGCTTCGGAAAACGTGGGCACTATTTTGGCTACAGTCACTTCCCACTTTCAATATCTAAATGCCTACACGAATACCGCCCAGACTCTTACGAACATTGTCACTTCTGGTCTGGGTGTGGCAGGGACGACTATTGAGGACAGCACCACTTCCGCAGCCCCGGTGTTCCCTATCCTACTCAACGGAATGGTTTCAAGGCTCTTTAACTTCTCCGTTCTGGGGACAGGTGATGCAACAATCGAAATAGACTTCGACTTCTCAATGCTGGACCCCGCAGTTCCAACCCCTACGTTTAAGGTTGTAGGCAGTAGGGCGGTCATGTTTCCATTCATCCCCCAAAGGCCACTGACTGAGACAATCGACTTCTTGACGAATGTTATAGAAGCCTACGACGGTACGGAGCAGAGAATATCTACTAGAACTCAGGGTCGCCAGATATTCGATATGAAGTATTTCCTAGAGAGTGATGACCCGGCACCCTCTGGGGCTGACAAGTTTGCCACCGCGCAAGCACTCATAGTGGGCATGGGCGGGAATCCTCTTGGAGTAGGCATGTGGCACCAAGCAAGGAAACTGACAGCGGACGTAGCGATAGGCGCTACTAGCGCGAATCTGGTCACATCCGACATAGATTTTAGAGTAGGCGGGTACGCGGTTCTTTTCTCGGATTGGAACGATAATGAGATCCTATCAATTCAGTCCGTAACCCCCACTTCTGTGTCGTTTGTGTCACCTACAGAGAAAGACTTTGTGGTCGGGGACTATCTAGTCCCCATGCAACTGTGTGTTGCGGACGATGGAGTGAAGTTCTCCCAGCATAAGAATAACTTAGCCACAGTAACCGCTAAGTGGACCTCTACGGAAACTACGGGGGATTTGGCGGATTATGCAAGTCTTTACTCAAGGACCTGGGCACCTCCGGGTGCTTCATACAGCGCGATCCCTATCGTAGAAGACCACAACATTTTGACAGGTAGCGAACTCAAAGAATCCGTGACCCTGGACTTCACCGCATTCGACCCCGGCACAGGGGGCATTGATTACTCTAGGAGAAAACTAGCCCCTGTCCCCGAAACCCAGAAGAGGTGGGAGATTGACGGCAGGGACGCTATGGCGGATACCATGGCCCTGCGTAAGTTCATCTACTGGGCCAGAGGAAAACTGAAGACTTTCTGGTTTCCAAGCAACCGACAAGACTTTAGGGTTTCAGATGACCTTACGGTTGGCAGTAATATTCTCAAGGTGTATAGTTCCGGATACTCCACGAGGGTCGGGCCCAACGCGCCCTATGACCACATACGGGTAACATACGTGCCGGGTACCGCAGCGCACACCGCGTCTCCGGACGGTACGCTACACAAGATAACCAACGCTGTGCAACCCGACTCAGCTATCCCTGAAGAAGAGCTAACTTTAACCAACGACTCAGGGTCCGGGTGGTCGGCGAACACTCCAAAAGAAGACATACAGCAAATCTGTTTCCTGTTCAAGACTAGGTTCAAGAAAGACTCGGCCCAAATTAAGCACGAGGGCCAAGGCAGAACCTCTCTGACTATGCCCTTAGTTGGTGTGAAGCAATGACATACGACGCACAAGAAACCTCTACAGAAGAGGGCCAGCCAGTTGAGTTCTACCTCTTCTCCCAGAAGCTAGGTACCGACACGTTCACTTATACGTCTGGTACAGAGAGCATAGTGTACCTGGGGAAGACTTACCTACCAGTAGCGATCTCTAGAACGGAACCTAAGCTATCGCCTAAGTCAACTAGCGGGAGCATTACTCTGACTCTCCCTAAAGACAACGAGTTCGTTGTCAGGTACCTAGGGCCTTTCCCCCCGCTCCCCGATAAGCTCACTATCTATAGGACCCACAGCACTGACCTCGCATCTGAGGTGATAACTTTTTGGGAAGGCGATGTAAAAGCAGTCAGCTTTGATGGGGACAAAGCCAAGATAGCTCTGTCAACTCTTAGCGAAAGGCTAGCCGGGGCCATACCCAAAAGGGTTTTTTCCTACACATGTAATCATGTCTTGTATGACTCTTTGTGTCAGGTTGGGAACTCGGCGCATAAATCTGAGGTAGATGTTGTCTCTATAGACGCGAGCAACCCTCATATTCTGACAGTGCAGGACCACACAGGAACCTCGTTCCCTACTGTATCGGATAGGACTACCGCGGCTGGAGACTTGACATATTTCGACGGCGGATACGTGGACTTTCTTTTCACAGGCTCCGGGGGCGGGACGCATTCTAGGTCAATCGTTTCCTATGTCGATAGCACCAATACTTTGACACTATCCCACAGAATATCTGATCTGAATGTTGGTGGCAAGCTGAGCCTGTTCGCGGGGTGCGACCATGATGTGACAACCTGCCAATCAAAGTTCAATAACGTAAACAACTACGGGGGCTTCCCTTTCGTACCGGGAAAGAACCCTTTCTCAACAGGGGTCATAGACGAGGAAGATACGTGTTGAGCCCCCTTTTAGACAACCCTAACAGGACAGAAAGGAGATTCCGTGCCTAAGCGTAAGAAAAAGACGCCTAACCGGAAGCGCCCCCCATTCGGCTTTCTAGCTTTGTTCCTCATGTCCGCAGCCCTTTTTGTTATCGGCCAGCTTTTAGCGCCTGAACCGGAAACGGAAGATGCTAAGCCGGGCGGCTTGGATGATTTCGGGTTCCCCACTTCTCTAGAGAACCGGGCTGTACCTCTCGTATATGGTACAAATAAGATAAAGTCCCCTAATGTTATCTGGTATGGTGACCTCCGGGTTGTACCTATTAAAGAAAAGATTAAGACCAGTATTTTCTCTAGTAAGACTATAATCGTTGGCCACAACTACTATGTAGGGTTTGACTTGGCTCTGTGTATGGGTCCTCTGGACAGCGTAAGCAGAATCAATGTAGGTGACAAGAAGCTCATCGAATCAGGGCAGGTTGCCACTAACGTAAACACCTCTCCTTTCAACGGTCTGTTCGGGCTGTTCAATCTCACTGAGCTAGAAATGGCTAATGGGACACAGGTAGCTACGCCTTCCACTGGAATGACGGACGGGGGGTCGCCTACCGGAGCCAGCTACTACATCAATAAGCCTTGCCTTTGGGGCGGGTATAAAAAGGGCGGCGGGATGGTTGGGTCGATTACCCTTTACAACGGTATCGCTAGCGCTACTCCCGACGCCTATATTAAATCAAAGGTGCCTGTGGCTAAACAGAACTTAGTACCTGGGTACAACGGTTTGGCCCGCGTTGTGTGGAATGGTGGGACTGTGGGTGAAACAACCTCCATTCGTAAGTGGGAGTTTGTGACACACTTCTACCCGTCTCTTCCGGGGATGAGCCTTTTGCACAAGGTAATAAACACAGACGCTACCGGGAACGGAGACGCGAATCCCGCTGCCGTCATCTACGACCTAGTGACTAACGCCGACTATGGTTTAGGCATATCTGCTACTTCAATAGACGTTGCGTCTTTTCAGGCTGCGGCTACCACTCTATATGATGAGGGTAATGGTCTTAGCTACATGGTTATGCGAACGACAAAGGCTGACAAGTCTGTTGCTGAGATACTGGACCAGATCGACGCTAGTTTTTACCAAGCACTAGATGGTAAGTTCTACTTAGACTTATTGAGAGGGCAACAGTCCCCGACCTACCCCGGGGGCTATACCTTAGCTAGCATACCGTCATTTGATGAGACAAACATTGTCGAAGTCAAGAAAAGCTCTAGGCAGAGTTGGTCAGAGACTCCGAACTCCTACCACCTAGAATATATTGATAGGTCAGATGACTTCAAGCAGACGGTAGCTATAGCACATGACATGGGCGGCATACAGCAAAGCCTCGGCTTGCAGAAAGCTAGGAAACAGAAATACCCCGGAGTAAGGCAAGCAACTCAGGCCGCTAAAATTGCTGCTAGAGAGTTGAATGCTGTGTCAACCCCGTTGCTATCTCTTGACTTCACTACTACGAGAACTGCATACGACCTACACCCTGGGTCTGTGATTAAGGTCAACTTCCCTGATCTTGAGATAGTGGACACACCTGTCCGGATTACCTCCCTGGGGCTAGGTACCTTGAAGAATGGACATGTGCGAATACAGGGTGTACAGGACGTTATTAGGGCAGTACAGCCTTCGTTTATTGGCGGTTCCACCTCACTCCACGAACTCGTATCGTCTTCCGCTGTGGCGGCAACTGTTGAAGAAGTACAGGGAGTTCCTAGGTGGTTTGAGCTTTATTATGGGGAGGCTCTAGACCCGGGAGCGAATTTTAGCGGCAAGAGAGCTATGCACCTAGTTAAAGCGCCGAACGGTGCTACCACCTCCTTCCAAGTTTTTAAGCAGGGGGCGACCGTATACGAGGCCACTACGGAACAGGTAGCTTGCCCTTCCGCTCTACCCTGCGTTGACCCGGCTACAATAACCGACCCTGTTACTGGTGGTATCGGTCCTGCTGGCGTGGCCACGCTGCTAGTAAAAGAGAGCGACGTTTATCTTACTGATGGCGGAAACTATACGTACCCGGGCGGTCATCCCTTGGCTGGAACTACGGTAGCAGTACCCGCCATTACATTCGACCCCTATCTGACTTCCGACATTAGCTCAACTATCACCTCCCAGACAGAAGCGCAGATCAAGGAGTTTGGGTTTGGTCTTATCCAGATTGGCGAAGAGATCATGGCTTTCGAGTCTCTGGAGTACCAAGACACAGCCCTTGACTATGCTTTCTCAGAGGAAACGTCCTCTAGCACCACGAGTACCACCCTTGAGCCAAACGGCACGCTCATCAGGTCTGGGTTCATAACTGGATTGAATGGTGTTCATCGGGGGCTACTGGACACAGACATTCAAGATCACGCTTACGGGGACACTGTTTGGTTCCTCACCGCTACCGACCCGGTGTTTGATAGCATTGATCTGCCCACAGGATCTATTAATTTCAGGCACAGGACTCACTCTGCAACAAGTTCTCTGCCGCTCGCTAGCGCTAGCGTTGTCGCTATAAATTCTAGTGACCTAGAAAGACCCCTTTGGCCCTCTAGACGCAGCAATCTGTCCATACAAGGTAACACGGGAGCCTCTGGGCATAATGTGGCCACAGGAACCTCCGACATTACTGTAGCTTGGATCAACCAGCCGCGGAACCCGACTGTAAACGATCCCGTGACTGGGAACGTGCCTTTCACAGAGATATTGCTGCAAGACGATACCTTCCCTGGAACTTTTGGCGGGATTCCCACGGCGGCAAACGAGACGTTCGACACCGACGTAAAATGGGAGATAGAGAGCGCGGTTTCCCCCGGCTCTTGGTCCACTGTCACAACTGGATCTGTCGGACCCGCTACGAGCGGCACGCTTCTACACGCGGACCTTGTG